ACCGGATCGCCAATCTGCGTGAGTCCTGAACAGCAAAACCCGCCAAGACGGCGGGTTTCACTAGAAATCAGAAATAAGGAGTTTCCACGTCACCGCATACGGTTCTTCCTGGCTGGATTATTTATCTAAATACTTGCATGAGTAAGCGGTCAAAACAGAGGATAGCAGAGCTAGAAGCTAGACTCTCAATCCACGAAAAAGACATCACCAGCAACGATCCGGTATGGACGACGAGAAATCCGGGCGGCCTGCTGGGTCTGGCCTATTCGCAGAGCCATGCCGGAATGCCGGTTACCTGGCAAAGCTCGCTGGCATGTGCCGCGGTGTATAGCTGCGTCAAATGTCTGTCGGAAGATACCGCCAAATTACCGCTCGAAATGCGCCGCGCGCTGCCGAAAGGCGGCACCCGCCTGGAAACCAAACACCCGCTGGTGAAACTACTCGCCCGGCCGAATTACTGGCAGACGCCCTTCGAGTTCTGGGCCTTCGTCGTGGCCTGCCGCGTGCTGCGTGGAAATGGTTACATCTATATCAAGCGCGACGAGGCCGGCAATCCAACCGCGCTGATCCCGATCAACCCGGATCGCGTGACCACGCTCTATTCTGAGCGCGGCGTCATCACCTATCAACTCACGCATCCGCTGCTGGGTGCCGGTGGCCTCGTTGCCAGCGTCGAAAACGTCATCCATCTAAAAGGTTTCGTGGTGGGCGATGCCATTGCCGGCGTCAGCCCGATTGTCTTGGCGGCCGACGCTATCGGGCTGGCCCTGGCGACGCAGCGCCACGCCGCCCTGCTCTACGGCCAAGGCACTCAGCTCGGCGGCGTTCTCAGCCACCCTGGCAAGCTCAGCAAGGAAGCCGGCGAGCGCATCGCCGCGAGCTGGCAAGCCGCCTATCAGTCCGGGGCCAACGCCCACAAGGTCGCGCTGCTGGAAGAAGGCATGGACTTCACCCCGCTGACGATGACCAGCCTGGAAGCGCAGCTCATCGAAGCGCGCAAGTTCTCGGTGGTGGAAATCTCTCGGATCTTTCGCGTGCCACTGGCCAAATTGAACGACCACGAGGGTTCCACCTGGAACAATGTGGAGGCGGCGAACCAATCTTATCTGGACGACGCGCTCATGCCGATCACCGTCAGTATCGAGCAGGCGCTGAGCAATGCGCTGCTGTTTGACGACGAGATCGGCAAATACTGCTTCCGCTTTGACTACGACTCCATGCTGCGCGCCGACATGAAGACACGCTTTGCCAGCTATCAGCAGGGTATTCTCTCGGGCTGGATGAACGCCAACGAGATCAGGGCCGCAGAGGGCATGGAACCGATCCCTGGCGAGGACGGCAACACTTACCGCTTCCCGGTAAATACAGCCCCTGGCAGCAAGCCGAACGTCAACACCCCCGACGAAGTTGAAAAGCCGAAAGAATGAAGCATTTAAGCCCCCAGCAGTTCAAAATGGCGCTGAAAAACGGCGACCACATTGAGGGCGCGACGATCCGCAAACTCGCCATCGCCACGCCCGAAATGATCGACCGCAATCGCACGGTCAAGTTCACCATCAGCACCGAAACGGTGGATCGGGATAATGACCGGATCAATCAGAAGGGCTGGCAGCTCAAAAACTTCAAGAAAAACCCCGTGGTGCTTTGGAGCCATCAGGGTTCTGAGCCGCCGATTGGCCGGGTCGTTGAGATCGGGCTGGAAGACGGCGCATTGAAGGCCACGGTGGAGTTCGTTGATTTTGACAACCCTCTGGTCGGCGCAAAAGCCGAAGGCATCTACCGGATGTGCAAGGATGGTTTCATCAATGCAACCTCGGTCGGATTTTCTCCGATTGAGTGGGATTTGTCGGAAGACGAAGCCCGCACCGGCAAAAACTGGGGCGTCGATTTTCACAAACAGGAACTTTACGAACTGTCGGTGGTGTCGATTCCGGCCAATCCCGAAGCTCTGATCGAACCACCCGTCAGCGACGCACCCAAGTCCGTCGATGCGGAAGAAATTAAACTAAATAACCCACGAGAACGCCGCGCAAGACTGTTGGCCTATCTCGACATTATTGGAGCCTGACTCATTATGAACGAAAAACTCGCTGAAATGAAGCGCAAGCGTGCCGCCCTGGTAGCAGAGATGAAAATGATCGTTGCCAAGGAAACCGACGAAAGCCCGCTCGAAGATGGCGACAAGACGCGCTTCGATGAGCTGAAGGACGCGATTGACGCGCACGATGAGCGCATCGGCCGTCTGGAAGACATGATCTCCGCCGAAGGCGGCGAGGAAGTCGATGACAGCAAGCAATTTGAGTCTACCCTTCACAAGAGCAACGTCATGATTCAGAACAAGAAGAACCGCAGCCACGAGGCCAAAGGCACCCGTGCCGCTCGTTTCATTATCGGCGCTGGTCTCGCCAAAGCCCACGGACTCGATGCGGGTGTGGGCTTTGTCCGCGACGCGCTGGATGACGTGGAAGTTTCAAAGGCCCTGAACGCGACCGGCACCTCGGCTGGTGGTGGTTTGCTGGTGCCGCAGGACTACCGCGCGGAATTGATTGACGTGCTGTGGGCCGAAAGCGTAGTGCGTTCTTCGAACCCGACGATCATCCCGATGCCGATGGGCCAGATCACCCTGCCCCGCCTCAGCACCACCTCGGCCGCGACGTGGATCGGGGAGCAGAACGATATTGCATCAAATCTTCCCAGCTTTGACCAGATCGTTCTGACAGCGAAAAAGCTCGCCGGGATCGTTCCGGTGCAGAACGATTTGATCCGCCGCAGCCCGCTGGCGGTCGAAAGCGTCGTGCGCACGCAGATGGTTAAGCAACTGGCGCGCGCCGAAGATCAGGCATTTCTTTCCGGCACCGGATCGAGCAGCCAGCCGAAGGGCATCATCAACTGGGCGCTGCCGGCCAACGTCACCAACGCGCTGACCTCGCCGCCGACACTCTCGGTGGTCAACAGCGTGCTAGCATCCGCGCAGTTGGATCTGTTGGCATCAAACGTCCCGACCAGCAACGCGATGTGGTTCATGAACCCGAACGTTCGCAGCTTTCTTTCGACCCTTACAGATCAAACGGGCCGGTTCTTTTACAAGGAGGAATTAGATCGCGGAAGCCTGTTCGGTATGCCCTACAAGATGACGACCAACCTCCCGTCCAACCTGTTGTCGAACGGCACCGCCGTGACCACAACGGTGTCCGCTGCAACGGCTCAGACCACGCTCGTGGTGACCAGCTCGACCGGCATTGTCCCAGGCATGAATATCGCCGCTGCCGGCATCACTGCCGTCACCACGGTGGTCTCCGTGACCGACAGCACTCATATCGTGGTGTCGCCTGCGGCCTCGCCAAGCGGTGGCACCGGGACGTTCTCCTACGTCACCACACCGCTCGTGTTGGCGGCGATGGATCAGGTCTTGATCGGTGACACGATGGAAATGTTCGCAGATTCAAGCGACGTTGCCAGCTACTACGACGGCAGTGCGACAGTGAGCGCTTACCAGCGCGATCAGACGGTCTTCCGCATCATCACCGAGTCGGATTTGAACGTCATGCACCCGGCAGCGGTCTCCGTTACCAACGTGTTCAACTGGCTGCCGCTCGGCGCGGCGTATGTGGGCGCTCAGTCCTACGTCACGCAGGCCGGAACCTACCCGGCGACTGGCTCGCTCTCCGCCACCATCGTCTAATAAGGAAAGGAAAGGGGAGGCTAGCAATAGCCTCCCCAACTCTCGATGCCAATCAAGTTCACCAAAGCCTATTCGATCTACAACAAAGGCGATGTGGCGGCCTTCACCGCCGAAACCGCCGAACGTCTGGTATCCTCTGGCGTGGCGTCCTACGTCCACCCGCCCGCGCGGCCCTCAGTTCAGCAAAAAATGGTTAAAAAGGGCAAGTAATGCTCTCGCGTCTGCTCGTCACCACGCCGCCGTCACAGCTTCCGGTAGCTCCCGATCTGGCGCGGCGGCATCTACGCTCGGTGCAGAACAGCGACGACGACATCCTGCAACTGTATATTCAGACCGCCACCGAACAGGCGGAAGCCTATCTGAACCGCACCTTGCTCCAAACCAGCTATCAATGGGTGATGTCGGATACCTACCCGCCGTTCATCGACACGCTGATGGCGACGCCGTTGGTCATCGTGCCAATCGCCATCGCCTTCAACGGTATCGGCACCTGGCATCGCCTGCTGGAAATCCCCCGCGCCCCGGTCACCGCCGTGGCAAGCGTGGTGATGGGGAGCTGGGGCGCAGCGGATACCACGCTGGTGCTCGGCACCGACTACGACCTCGATCTGCAAAATGATCCGCCAAGAATCCGGCTGGATGACGCGATTTCGTTCGCCACCTACGACCACATGGCGATCACCTACACGGCCGGCTACGGCACCGATCCCAGCGCCATCCCGGCCTCGATCAAACACGCCATCCTGCTGCTGACCGCCAGTCTCTATGAACGGCGCGGCGACGAGGAAATGTTCATCCCAACCGCGTTCTACCGCCTGCTCGATCAGCACCGGCTGAAAGCCTTTCCGCCTGCCTGACCTACCTAAATAGGTCATGGCTTATGGTTCCGTCCCGAATATTAGTATTGGTTCTCTGCGCTACGTCG